AACATTAACTGCATCATCAGCAATATTAACAGATTCAAATAATAAAATAGACACACTACTTGTTGGAAATAACTCAACAACTGGTGGAGGAATAGATTTATATGAAGGTGTTAATAATGGTACAAGCAGAGTAAGAATTAAAGCACCTAATTCGTTAGCAGGTGATTATATACTTACGTTGCCAAGTGCTGACGGGACAAGCGGCCAATATCTAAAAACAGATGGTTCAGGAAATTTAAGTTTTGGTACAGTAGTTTCTACTTTATCAATTGCTGCCGATAGTGGTTCAAACGATTCAGTATCAACAGGTGAAACAATAACTTTTACTGGTGGTGAAGGTATTGATACATCAATTTCTTCTGATAATACAATTACTATCTCTGCTGAAGACGCATCTGATACAAATAAAGGTGTCGCTTCATTTGATGCGACAGATTTTTCAGTATCTTCAGGTAATGTCACATTACAAACTGAAAGAATACAAGACATTGCTGGTGCAATGTTCAGTTCAAATACTGAAACATTAATTACAGCAACTTACCAAGATGCAGACGGTACAATTGATTTAGTTGTAGATAATAATTTAGCAAACTATGATAACTCATCATCTGGATTTATTACTGCTTCAAGTACAGATACATTAACAAACAAAACATTTGACGCAAATGGTACTGGAAACTCAATTTCAAATATTGAAGTTGCTGATTTAGCTTCTGGTGTTTTAGATACAGATTTAAGTTCAGTTTCAGCTAGTGATGATACAATCGCTTCTGCTAAGGCAATTAAAACTTATGTAGATTCTGGAACTGCAACATTATCTAACAAAACACTTACTGCACCTAAAATTGCTGATGGCGGATTTATTGCTGATGCAAATGGTAATGAAGCGATTGTAGTAAATACTACTGCCTCTGCTGTTAATTACCTAGATTTAACACCATCTGCTGCTGGAAGTGGTATTACATTAGCTTCTGCTGGTGGTGATACAAACATTGACATTATATTAGACCCTAAAGGTTCTGGTGTTGTAGATGTTAATTCAAGTAGAATTACAAATGTATCTGATCCATCAAGTGACCAAGATGCTGCTACTAAAGCTTATGTTGATAGTGTTGCAAATGGTTTAGATGTAAAAGATTCGGTTTTATATGCTTCAACAGCAAACGTTGCTGGTACTTATAATAATGGTGCTGGTACAATTACTGCTGGTTCAAATGGTGCGTTCTCTATTGATGGACAAACTCCATCGGCAGATGATAGAATATTATTAAAAGATCAAACTGATCCTGTTCAAAATGGTTTATATACAGTTTCAGTTGTAGGAGATGGTTCAACAGCATATGTATTAACAAGAACTCCAGATGCTGATGCCGCTGCTGAAATTACAGGTGGTTCGTTTGTATTTGTTGAAGGAGGTTCTACAAATGCTGACAACGGTTATGTATTTACACATAATGGAACACCTACATTAGGTACAACAAATATTACAGTTGCTCAATTCTCTGGCGCAGGTCAAATCTCTGCTGGTGATGCATTAACAAAAACTGGTAATCAACTTGATGTAGTTGCTGACAACAGTACACTTGAAGTATCTAGTGATGCTTTACAAGTAAGAGATGGTGGTATTACTGCAACTCAATTAGCAACTAATGCAGTGACAACTGTTAAAATTACTGATGGTAATGTCACAAATGCTAAATTACAAAATAGCTCAATTTCAATTACTGATGAAAGTTCAACAACAGGTTCAGTTGCCCTTGGACAAACATTAGAATTTTTAACTGGTGAAGGTATTGATACATCAGTTGAATCAAATAGATTAACAATTTCTGCTGAATTAGCAACAACTTCAAATAAAGGGGTTGCTTCATTTAGTTCAGATAACTTTACAGTTTCAACAGGTGTTGTCACAGTCACATCTATTGACGGTGGAACATATCCATAATAGTTAATTGGAGGCTAAATGGCAACAGTAATTAAGATTAAAAGAAGTGAAACTGCTTCTTCAGTACCTACGACAAGTGATTTAGAAGTAGGTGAAATTGCTGTAAACACTTCTGATAGAAAAGTTTATATTAGAGATAGTGGTGATAGTATCGTCACTGTTGCTAACTTTAGTGAAACAAATGATTTAAGTAGTATTGGTCAAAGTTTATTACCCGATACAACTGAAACTTATGATATAGGTTCGGCTTCTAAGAGATGGAGAGATATTTACTTATCAGGTAATACTATTAATTTAAATGGTGCTACTATTTCATCAGATGGAACAGGGTCTATTACTATTTCAGCATCAGGTGCTACTTTACCTGTAAATTCAAAAATTGATGTTGGATCAAATACTACAAAATCAATTGCATTAGCAGATGATACTACAGGTGCTGCGATACGATCTGTACCTTTTTATAGTAATAGTGGTGGATTAAGTACACCTAATGCTTATTTAAACTTTAGAGCTCCAACAGCAAATACTTTTGTTGCGAGTTTCTTATTAGCAACTGGAAGTAATATTGCTGCCACTGCTGATGAATTATTTTTATTTTAGGAGATAAAAAATGGCAGAAAAAACACCAATAAGAACGGTCTTTAATGAAAGTGGAACAGCCACAGGTTTAGCGGAATTTCAATCTGGTGAATTTATAGGTGTCACGTATGGTGGTATAGGTACAAATACACTTACAGCAAATTCAATTCTTTTGGGTAATGGAACTAGTGCAGTACAAAATTCAGTAATTCAAATTAGTGGTTCAACAATTTCATCATCTGATTCAAGTTTAATTACTATTGACGATGGATTGTCAGTCACAGGTAATTTAACAGTATCTGGTACAATTACAGGAACAATTTCAAGTAGCAGTTCGACATTAGGAAATGTTCAAATAGGTGTCACGGGTGCAAATGAAATTGATACATCTTCAGGTAATTTAACAATTGATTCTGCTGGTGGAACAGTCACAGTAGATGATAATTTAACAGTATCTGGTAATACAACCATTACAGGTAATTTAACAGTAAATGGTACTACTACAACAGTTAATTCAACAACAATTGAAATTACAAATTCATTTACTTTTGAAGGTACAACTAGTGATGAAAATGAATTAATTTTATCTGCAGGTGATCCAACTGCTGATAGAACAATTACACTTCCAGATGCTACTGACACATTAGTTGGTAAAGCAACAACAGATACTTTAACAAACAAAACTATTGATGCTGATAATAACACAATTACTAATATAGGTCCAAGTGAATTATCAAATACTGCAGTCACTCCAGGTTCTTATGGTAGTTCAACTGCTATTCCTACGATTACAGTTGATCAACAAGGTAGAATTACAAGCGCATCAACAGCTGCTATTTCTACAGATTTAACAATTAGTGATGATAGTTCTACATCAGGTATAATTACATTAGGTTCTGACACATTAGGATTTGTTGGTGGATTGGGTATCACAACCGTATTAAATTCAGGTAATAACACATTAGAGGTTAAGTTAAGTGCTAGTGATGGTACTAACGGTCAGGTGTTAACTACTGATGGAAGTGGTACATTAAGTTTTTCAGATGTTGCTACAGATTTAGCTGAATCAACACTTACTACTGCCCCAGCTTCTGATGGCAATTTTGATTTAAGTTATGATCCAACACAAACAACACAAGAAACCCCTTTTGAGACCGCAGGAGTTGACGCTTTTGGAGTGTCCCTAAGTAAAAATTTATATAGTTATATGGACCCTTCCGGAAGTTCAGTAAGTATTGATTTAGGAGCGTTATCATAGTAAAAATATTATAAATACAAATAGGAGAATTTTAGATGCCAACAATATTACAATTTAGAAGAGGAACTACAGCACAAAATGATGCTTTTACTGGTGCCTTAGGTGAAGTAAGTATAGACACGCAAAAAGATACGCTTAGAGTACACGATGGTGCTACTGCAGGCGGTAGTGAAATCGTAAGTACAGCTGCTACTCAAACGTTAACAAATAAAACGTTAACAACACCAGTTATTTCAACTATCTCTAACACAGGTACATTAACATTACCTACATCAACTGACACATTAGTTGGTAGAGATACAACAGATACTTTAACAAATAAAACATTAACATCACCAACAATTACTAACCCTACTATTACAGGATTAGCTTTGGGTGGTGCATCGTTTACATTTGAGGGTTCAACAGCAGATGATTATGAAACAACATTGACTGCAACTGATCCTACTGCTGATAGAACAATTACTTTACCTGATCAAACTGGAACAGTAGCTCTTGAATCGTTTGCTATCGCACAATCTATCGCTCTTGGTTAATATTCTACTATTCTTATAAATAGTAGTAATTAAAGGAGTGATATGGCAATACCCGCTACAAGAGAAACATTAAAACAATACGCCCTAAGAGCATTAGGTAAACCTGTTATTGAAATCAATGTTGATGATGACCAACTTGAAGATAGAATTGACGAGGCTTTACAATACTTTGCTCAATATCATTATGATGGTATTAGAAGAACGTATTTAAAATATCAATATACACAAGCAGATTACGATAGAATAAACACTGATATTTCTGAAAGTGTCACAAAAAACGGTGTATCTACAACTTGGAAAGAACAACCAGGTTATATTGTAGTACCAGAAAGTGTTATATCTGTAATCAATATATTTCCATATTCAGATAAAGGTAATCTAAACTTATTTGATGTAAGATACCAATTAAGATTAAATGACCTTTATGATTTTTCTTCAACATCAATTATTAATTATGATGTTGTATTAAGACATTTAGATTTTTTAGACCACATACTTGTTGGTGAAAAACCTTTAAGATTTAATCAACACGATAATAGATTATATATTGACCAAGATTGGAAAAACGATTTAACAGTTGGTGAATATTTAGTAATAGAGTGTTATAGAAAATTAGACCCAACAGTATATACAGATGTTTATAATGACATTTATCTAAAAAGATATGTCACTGCGTTGTTCAAAAAACAATGGGGAGCAAACTTATCTAAGTTTAATGGTGTGACTATGATTGGTAATGTGACTTTAAATGGTCAACAAATTTTCCAAGAAGCTTTACAAGACATTGAAAAACTAGAAAAAGAAATTAGAGATTCTTATGAATTAAACCCCGCAATGATGATAGGATAATGTTATGGCTGTTAACCACTATTTTCAAGGCGGTAATGGTATTGGAAATGATAGTGAAAAAAGATTACACGAAGACCTTATCATTGAAGGCTTAAAAATATACGGACACGACTGTTATTATCTTCCAAGAACATTAATAAACAGAGATTTGATATTAGGTGAAGATGTTGCAAGTAGATTTACACAAGCAGCATTAATTGAAATGTATATGGAGACAACTGAAGGATTTGCTGGCCAACAAGAATTAATCAGTAAATTTGGATTAGAAATTAGAGAAGATACTACATTTACTGTAGCTAAAAGAAGATGGCAAAATGCTATTGACGATCCTCAAACATTAATTGTATCAGGTAGACCTAATGAGGGCGATATAATTTATATGCCTTTGATGAATAGTTTTTTTGAAATACAATTTGTAGAAGATCAGGAACCATTCTTTCAATTAGGTAATTTACCTGTTTATAAATTAAGAGTGACACGTTGGGAATACTCAAACGAAAGATTAGATACTGGTATTACACAAATTGATGAAGCAGAAGATGCTTATACACTAGATCAATTAGCACATCAAATGACACTTGAGGATGGAACAAATGCAGATTCTAGTTCAGGTTCATTATTATTAGAAAACGATAGTTCAGATGATGAAACAAATTATTTCTTATTAGAAACCTATAATATACAAACACAAGCAAATACATATGCAGATAATAATGATTTAGACCAAGAAGCTGGTTTTGATACATCATCAACAACAGATGATATATTAGATTTTACAGAAAGAAATCCATTTGGTGAGGTAGACTTTTAATGTTTGGAAAATATTTTTATAACGAAAGTATGAGAAGAATGACCATTGCATTTGGTCAAATTTTTAATAATATACAAGTTAAAAGAAAAGACTCATCTGGTACAGTTGTACAATCTATAAGAGTTCCTTTGGCCTATGCTCCTAAAGAAAAGTTTTTAGTTAGACTAGATCAACAAGCTTCATTAAGTAATAGAGAATTTGCTATTACTCTACCTCGTATGGGTTTTGAAATTACAGGAATATCTTATGATGGTTCTCGTAAACTTACAAGAATTCAAAAATTTAAAAGTATTAAAGCAAATAATGAAGGTAAAATATTAGATTATAATTACACACCTGTTCCTTATAATATATCTTATAATCTTTATTCATTTACTGCTACTGCTGAAGCGGGTTTACAAATTATAGAACAAATATTACCATTTTTTCAACCTGATTATACTGTGACAGTAAATGCAATACCAGAATTAAATATAAAGAGAGATGTACCTATAATTTTAAACAGCGTTAATTATGAAGATACATATAGTGGTGATTTTACAACGAGAAGAGCAGTTGTTTATACTTTAGGATTTACTGCTAAAACTTATTTGTTTGGTCCTGCTTCAACTCAAAAAGTTATTAAAGAAGTACAATCTGATATATATACTGACACAAATCGAAATGAAAAAAGAGAAGAAAGAATTATAGTTGTTCCAAATCCTACAACTGCAGATGCTGATGATGATTTTGGATTTACAACTACGATACAAAATTTTACTGACGGAAAGGTTTATAATACATCTAAAGACGTTGACGAGTAGATTTTAAACCATTATATATATTGTTATGAATTTGAAACATTATTATTATTACTTTAAAAAAGCTATAGGTCCTAATTTTATAGAAGACTTGAAAAAATATGTTCAGGACAAAAAACTTGAATCTGCTATGACAGGTAGTACAGTAAATGAATATATAGATCAATTACAAGATAGTGTTTTAAAACAAGGTTTAAATAAGCTTTCATCAAAAGAAAAAATTGATTTTGTTAAAAAAAATAATCCAAAATTATATGATGATATCGTTGAGATTAGACAGTCTGATGTTGTTTGGTTAGACGATAGATGGATATATGATGAATTACAACCTTGGGTTCATAGAGCAAATGAAGAAGCAGGTTGGAACTTTCAATGGGACTGGTCAGAGACTGTACAATTTACAACGTACAGTTCAGGAGGTTTTTATTCTTTTCACCAAGATAGTTGGCCTAAACCTTATCCTAACACACATCAAAATCCTTCCTTTAGAGGTAAAATAAGAAAATTATCTGTCACAGTGACTTTAAGTGATCCTTGGGAATATGAGGGTGGTAGATTAGAATTTGGATTTACAAATTTTAGAGAAAAAGAGAAAGCAAAAATTCAACAATGTACAGAAATATTAGATAAAGGTTCATTGGTAGTTTTTCCTAGTTTTGTATGGCATAGAGTGACACCAGTGACAAAAGGATTTAGACAATCTTTAGTAATGTGGAATTTGGGGCATCCCTGGAAATAATAAATAGAGGTAGTTATGACAATATTTTTAGATGAAGAAAACAAAAACAAAAAAGAGTTTTTTCAAACACCTATTTACGATTATTATAAACCTGAATGGGTAGATGAAGTAAATGGTATTTGTGATCGTGTATTAGATGAAATAAAAGCAAGTCATTATAAAAAAATTTTAGATGAAAGATATTTACGTTTAGGTGATAAAAATTTTGAAAAAGTAAAAGATCACGGATTGTCTTATCACTCTGGTTCATTAGTTGGTTTACCTGGATTAGATGAATTAACAAAATTCATAGGTAAAACTTCTTGGAATATATTAAGTGAACAAGGTTTTGATGTGTCTAATTATACAATGATGATGACTGAATATTGGGTACAACAATTTGCTGAAAATGGAGGTGGTCACCACGATACTCATATTCATTACGATAATCATATATCTGGTTTCTATTTTTTAAAATGTTCATCACTAACATCTAATCCTGTATTCCACGATCCTCGTCCTGCAGCATTAATGTCAAAATTACCACTAAAAGACCCCAATAAATTATGTTTGGGTCAAAGTTCTGTAAATGTACAAGTAAAACCAGGAACACTTATATTTTTTAATGCATATTTACCTCATCAGTTTACAGTTGATGATGGAATAGAACCTTTTAGATTTATACATTTTAATATACAAGCAATAAGATCGGGAATGTTGTCACCTGATTTAAAAGATATGAGGGCTTAAAATGAGTTTTAGAGAAAAAAATTATTCAATTATAAAAGGTGCAGTATCAAATGAATTAGCTCAATTTTGTTGTGATTATTTTTTATTAAAAGAAAAAGTTGCAGATACTTTATTTAAAGAAAAATTTATTTCACCGTATTCACATATTCACGGAATTTTTGGTGACACCCAAGTAAATAATGCTTTTGCTTGTTATGCTGATTTAGCAATGGAAACACTATTAGTTAAAACATTACCTAAAGTAGAAGAATCTACAGGACTAAAACTATATCCTACGTATTCATATGCTCGAGTGTATAGACGAGGTAGTTTATTAAAAAGACATATAGATAGATTTAGTTGTCAAATTTCAACAACTTTATTTTTAGGTGGTTCTAAATGGCCTATTTACATTGATTCAGAATCAAATAATAAAAAAATTTCTTATGATCAAAATGGTAATTATATTCCTAGAAATAATGAAGGTGTGGAAATTAATTTAGAACAGGGTGATATGTTATTATATAAGGGTTCTGAATATGAACATTGGAGAGATGGTTTAAATGGTGATCATTGTGTACAAGTGTTTTTACATTATAATATACAAGGTTCTACAAATGAAATTACTGGAGTAGGAAGTCAAGTAGGTTTAAAAAGTGAAAATAATATATTTGATGGTAGACCACATTTAGGATTACCAGTTTATTTTAAAAAAAACCAATGAGTAAATTAGAAGATAAGGTAAATGAGATTTTAGGTATAGAAAAAAAAGAAACTACATCTACACCTGCTCAAACTAAAGAGTTTAAACCTTTAGTACCTCGTAAAGAAGAAAAAGA